TATAATATCCTGAAGAAAAACTAATGATACCACCAACAGCCACCAAAACTTTAGAGACTGTTTCGAAAATCTGTGCTGTTTTCTTCCAGCATTTCTTCCCTCTAATTTTTGACTCAATATCATGAATGTAATAAGGCTCAATAAGTTCCTGAACGATTTGTAGTTTTATAGCATCTCTTATTTTAAAATCCGTAGTCATTTTTGATAGATAATTAAAGATTTAAATCTCTAACCATAACTGTTTTCCGTCTAGCATTTTCAGCGCTACGTTTAGCCCTTTTAAAAATATTTACAATGTATTCTTCTGTATGTTTTTGTAGAAGGTATTTGACATCTTCAGAAAACTTCATATCGCTTCCATAATCTTGGACGATTTCCTGAACGACTCTGAAAAAACATGTTTTTTGTAATGCTACAGGATAACCGCTTCCGTCATCACCTCTACAGTCGCCATCCTCTCCCCTACAGTCTCCATCCTCATTAACACCAGTATTCACAATCTTGTAAAAATCTTTAGAAGAAAATGGTTTTTTGTTATTTGTAGTCTGCATATAATGAATTGCTTTCTTCAAAAATCTTTCCAAAAAAGCCTTAATTTTACCTCTTATTTCTTCATACATCACATCAAGACCACTTGTATTTTTTCCACTACTTAACTTTTCTATTCCTGCACGATATGCTAGTTCTCTAATATTAGCAGTTTTGATTCCTACGATACTATCTCTTAAAGGATGCTTTCTGACGCTTCTTGGCATTGCTTTTATTACTATCAAAAGAAAAAAAAATTAAAGTTTTATGACTTCATCGAAATCTCCTTCTGAAGATACTTGATGTAAAATTGAAATGACTGGAATATTTTTGAAATGCTTCTTGATTGCTGTGAAGACAACATCAGCAATATCTTCATCCAAAGATGATAACGTCTCGTCCAACAACAAAAGAGGCGTATTAAAGATTTTTGCCAATGCTAAAGTAAATGCCAAGTTAACTCGAGCGTATTCACCTCCAGATAAAGCCTCCAATGTCGTCTCCAAATGCTTATACTTAATATCCAAATTAATCTGAGGTTTGTCATTCTTCTTTTTGTCTTCTTTGAAACACGACAAGTTCGCAAAAATGGGATCTTCAAAGAACTCTTGAAGAAAGATATTAGCGGTGGCATTAATATCCTTCACAGTATTGGAAAGAGCAATGTGTTCGCTTTCAAGAAGGTCTTGTTTTACCATTTTCGCCTTCGTGTGTTTATTACTTTCCTCACGTTCTTGTTTCTCCAACTCAGAAATCAATTGTTTTTGATTATTGTAAACATCCAAGGACTTTTTGTAGTCCAAATATTTATCAATCTCTTTCAGACATAGAGTATGTTCAAGTAGTTCCTTCTCACTCGTTTCCTTATATTCTTTCAAAGTTTGAAGTTCCTTTACCAACTCTTCCTCCTCGGACATCACAGGATATTTTTCCATATAATTTGTTTTGTAACTCTCAACTTGGGATATGAGATGCTTCTTGAGTTTTTCTTGTGTGTTGATGTTACTTGTTAAAGACTCCAACTTGTTTTTTTTTGCATTCTCCTTTTCAATAAAGTCCCTTAAATCTTCTTCGTTCTCGTTGTTCTCGTCGTCTTCTTCATTATTAAAAGCAGGATACTTCTTCTGCAGGTGATTGATTTTCTCGCATAGAGACGCAAAATCTCGAGAGTATGAGTTGTAGGATGATGATAAAATACCTTTCTCTAATCTTTGCTGATGGTCTTTCAACTTATTCTCGAGATTTATCTGTGATTTGTAATACGCTTGTATCTCTGCAAGGTCAGATGATAATTCTGTTTCATCTAATTCTTCCTCATATTGACCCTTGATAGTGGCAATCTCGTCTTCAATTTTCTTATTTCTTTTCACCGAGTCTTGATAAGAAAATATATCCAGTTCTAAAACTTTTATCTTTTTCTGAAGTTGTTCTTTGCGACGCTTCAGAGCCACTTCATCTTCATCATCCTCATCTTTTTTCTCTGTAGAACTCAAAACAAGGTTACCATTCTCAAGAAGTAAGTTTTTGTCACAGGAAGGACAGACCAAAATCTTAAGACTTTGAATTTGTTGGTTCGTCTTCTCCAAAGCCTCACTTGCATCGTTCTTGTCTTTTTCCAAAACTTCGATATCTTTCAAGACATTCAATCCTTTCTTCAAACTTTTGATGCGATTGATGTCCTTCAAAGCATCTTCGTTGTTTTCAATAATAGATAAAGCATCTTCTTTGGAATATTCCTTCCACAAAGAATTTTTCAGAGCATCAATGCTTTTCTGTATATCATTGACTTCATTTTGCTTCATATTCTTCAAACGCAGTTCATCTTCTTCTTTTTGATGAATCAACCTCAACAATGTCGTATTAGCCTTCAAAACTTCAAGTTTCTTTTGTTTGGATTGTAATTCTGGTTCTCCAATGAAATCATGTTTGGATGCTTCAAAAGAAAGTTCATCAATCTGTTTGCAAATTTGAGATAAATTTTCATCTTTACCATTCAGATAGGTTTGAGCCACACGAAGATCTTGGAGTTCTGCCTCAATAGCCGTGATCTTCTTGACGGCTTTCTTCAAACGACTCTCTGCATTCTTCAAGGCAGTATTCTCATTTTTGATAGCCAATTCTTTATTTTTGACTTTGGGGATAGGAAAGGCAACGGGTGTAGGTTCAGGTGGAAGCATCTTCCCAGCAATCTCCAATTTACCTATAGTTTTATCCAAATCTTGCCGGGTGCTTTTGATTATGCTTTCCAGTTTTTCTTTCTTTTCACTCAAATTTTCATTCTCAAACTTTACAGACTCCAAGAAATCTCTCTTGACGTTAGGTTTCTTGGAGATAAAAGATTCAGAGGCATTCTGTGAAATATATCCCGTGACATCAAAGTTTTTTCCAAAGAAGTTATTTATGATTTGCTGTCCTATGTCATCTTCGTAGACATCATTAACAACAAGACGACTAGGGTTTCTTGTTCGCACAATCTTTAAATCCTTGAAAACAAACTCCACCCTGCATTTCGTCTCTCCGTAGTAAATGATATTTCTTCCTCCTTTATTGTAAAGCGCAAAGTCAATACCCATAAGAATAGAACTTTTGCCTCTTCCTGACGGTCCTGAGATAAGAACAGAACCGACGTCAATAAACTCAAAAGTAGTAGATTCTTTATAACAACGGAAGTTTGTCAAAGTAATTTTCATTTCTTTTTTGTTTTGTAGAAATGAAAATTTTTTTTAAAGAAGGATACAACAATAATAACAGCAAGGTGTTGAAGGTTGAAGTTTTTTCCGCAGGTCGGAGTTTACCTGCACGAGATTTTTGAACTCATTTCTCAAAGCAATAAGTTCATCTTTTTGATTGATTTCTTTGATTTCATCAGAAATACTAATACCACCATTTTTCTTAGTATTATAACAAAGTTCTTCAAGATATTTATTTCTTTCTTTCAAGGCTTTGTATTCTTCCTGGTCACACATTATTTTTGTATCACCCATTATCTGTATTTAAATGAGACCATAGAAGGTCTTCATCATCAATGTAGGGTGATGTGATGAGAAGTTCATCGAAAGTTGTGCTGAGCCATTCTAGATATTGTTGTGGTGAGATACGGTCTGATTTATATAAAAGCAATTGTCGATGGATGTTTTTTTCTAGAGTAGTGTATCTTAAGGCAGCAAGATTATGGGACGTGCTAAGTTCTTCAATTTTGTTATATTTGACATACGAAAAGATGACACCAGAAAGAAAAGTAAGTAGTGTTGTTGTTATAGTAAGAATAAATGATTCCTCAGGAAAAATCAATAGACCTATTCCTGACACAGTTGTTGCTAGAGGGCTTATGAAGACAGCCATACCTACACATCGATTATATAATGTTCGGTAGTATATCGCTTTTTCACCATGAATTTTCTTATATTGTTTGGATTGGTCTTCAATATCTTTGACGACTTCTTCTATTCTTTGATTCCAAAGGTGAGGTCGTGGGGACTTATGATTCATTATCTTTATAATAAATCAACATTTTCTTTTCAAACAGAAACACAGTTTAAAAAAAGAAAATCTCTAGATATTTATATATTTACATCACTTAAAAGAGATATATATAATGTTTAAATAAAAATGATTGATGTTGATATTTTGGAGATTGATTTAAAGATAATAAAGAATTTCGAGGAGCATCGCATGAATATAAGTGCATATGAAGATAAAAAGAAGGATTTAGAGCAATGTTTATTGTTAGAATCGATAACACAAAGAACGAGGAATAGTTTATTAGAAAGTCTAAAGAATTTAGAAGATTTTTTAGAGGATTTGCGGACGAACCGAACACTGAATTTTTATACTATAGAGAGTGCTGAAATTTTAGAGAAGTACAGAAACATTTTGAATGAACCTTTGAAAGTAAACTTCATGGGGAAAGCAGTAAAAAGTAATAAGGAGAAGAAGAAGTTAATTCTTGAGTATTTGGATATTGCATCTCGATACTTTGATATAAAGTTAGATACTTGTAGTAGCAGTCCTGAGAATCCCCACCATCATCACCATCATAAGAAGGAAAAGATTGCGTGTAACAATTGTAGTAATACCAAGGATTTTGAAGTTGAAGAGGGAGATATTTACATTTGTTTGAACTGCTCCTCACAACAATTTGTGATGCGAAACACAACGTCCTACAAGGACATTAATCGTATTAACATCTCATCAAAATACATGTATGACAGGAAAATTCATTTCAGGGATTGTATCAATCAATACCAAGGGAAGCAAAACAGTAATATATCGCAAAAAGTTTATGATGACCTCATTCAACAGTTTGAATCCCATCATTTAATTGAACCGGAAAGTAAGCATAAAAACTCCAAAGAACGGTTCAAGAACATCACCAAAGAGCATGTTAGTATGTTTTTGAAGGAATTATCATATACAAAACATTACGAGAACGTTAACTTGATTCATTACAATTTAACAGGTATTAAACCTGATGATATTGGATATCTTGAAGATAAATTACTAGATGACTTTGATGTTATCACTGAGGCATATGATCGACTTTTCAAGCACTTAGATCGCAAGAATTTTATCAATACACAGTATATTTTGTATCAATTACTCTTGCGTCATAAGCATTCCTGCAAGAAAGAAGACTTTTCAATGCTAAAAACCATTGACCGCAAGAACTTTCACGATGAAATATGTAAAGTTTTATTTGAAGAAATCAAGTTTTCCTTTCTACCTTTGTATTAAATTTAAATTAAATTATAATTCTTGTTTTCTCTTCTCACCTACTACACCACCACCTCTCTCCAAGAAGACATTCCGACGCTCTGGAACCCTAGCATACTGGTCATATGGCTTCTTGGGATAGGGAATACAGCATCTCTCAAGGCACTTGTCACATAACTGGAGAGATTTAATTAGTTGAGTTGCTTCCTCATTGGTGATGGGAGGAGTCTCACTAACAACCTTAAGTCTGCGAGTCTGAGAGGGGGCGTAATGACAGTAACAGAGAACACAGTACTCAGACTCCTTAACCATGTCCTCACTCTCGCAGTTTTCGCATCTCTCTCCCTTGAGACGATGGGGGAACTCACATACCGAGCACTTGGTGGGAGGATGGAGTCTACATTCGTCACAAACGTCACCTTTCTTGACTCTAGACCTCGCAGTAAGGGTGAAAGGCTTGTAGCATCCACAGGAGTCACAAAGACTCATTGTTTTCTTCCTCGCCTCCTCCATTTTATTGTGAAAGGTGAGTGAGAGGATGACCCCTATTTTTCTGAACGAATGCTTTTTTTTTTAAGGCGCTGAACTTATTCCAGATGAGTTTCAAAAATATGATTAATAGGTCTCTAACCAACACGAGAAACATAGATAGACCAGTTTTTAAAACTTCCTTCTATAAAATTTATCCTTCCCACAGAAGACCAAATAGTATTTAAATTATAACTAGGTGGGGTCTCTGAATTCGGTGAGTAAGACTGAGATTCAGTACTGTTATTCAGCCAGTACCCTGAAGCAGTTGTTGAACTTGCCGTGTCACCTGCTTCTATGAGAACTTTCTTACAACTTCTACGATTGTATATTGTAATCTTACCAACGGGGTCATAACCATTCGTTCCGTCAAAAAAGTCAACATAGAATCCATAATTATTAAGAGAAGATTTATACCTTGTGGACGCCTCTCCATCTGGATTTACATCATAACTATTCAAATAGATAGTATAAAAATTAGTACTACTATAGTTACCAAAATTAGGTGTTAAAAACAAATCATTGTTACTTATAGAACTCCCAGAGCAGTTAAATTTTACTTCATACACTGCATCTTCAAGCATCAATGTAGAAATATCAAAATTTCTTAAAGCATCCTCTCCACTATATTGATAATAATGTATGGTATTAAAATCAGAAAGTAATAATTGATTTCCTTGTGTTGGATTACCTCTGTTAATTACAGTTATACCAGAAGTATTTTTTAAATTATAAGTCACTTCATTTCTCACCTCATCACTGTTTGTATTGTGAACTGTGAAAGACATTCTTTAGTTATTAACAAAAACTTTTTTTACTTTTTAAAAAAGTAGTAAAAAAAGTCAATTAAAAAATCTTAAAACCCTTTCATGATGTAAGATAGAACATAGTAAGGAGGCATGTTGTTATGGGGAAGTCCACCTCCCGTGTTATTAATACTCAAATTTGTTGCATTGCTTAAATCCAACTCACCAGAACCGGAATCAGATTCTGTTAATGTATTAGATCCCGTTCGCTGAACAAGACCAACAGAGGGAGCATTAGTATTTGATGTATGTGAATGGGATGGTATTTCATCCACACTTAAAGTATGCTTTTGGGCTCCTCCAGTATCACCCACAGTTGTATTTACAAAATCAAGGGGACCTTGTCCGTAGGATAAAACAAACCTTCCACTCAAGTTTGGTGCTGTTACAGAGACACCATTGATTGTTGCCGTGCGACCATCACAAAGAAGCCATCCAGAAGGAATACTAGCCACAGTTCCTGAATACATCGTTACTGAAAATTTAGGCAAAAAAGTATATCCATATTGTGTAATATTTCCGTTGACTCTAAGGTCATCATCAATCAACGTCGAACCATTGACTGTCAATGTTCCATTTATTTGAGCATTATCTTCAATTTTTGCATTGTCCTCAACAAGTAAGTCCCGTGTTTTTACACCATCAGAAACAATAGTTGAGACTTCCAGTCTCGGTTTCCTTACACCAAAGAAATTTTCATTACCTCGCATTTTTTTATTAAACACAATAAAAAAAACAAAACTATATTTCTTCTCTATTCCTTATACACAATAAATAGATTATTATCTACAGAATTTTGGGGATTTTCAATTTTGACATATTGATATCTTTTTCCCTCAAGAGAAGCATAATCAATGACGGTGTAGTCGTATTGACTATTTATAATATCTTCTATGATGTAAATTCCCGTTTCATTCAATATTGGAAGTAAGTGTTTCATCAATTTACAATTTTCGTAAAAGACGTGTAAACCATCATCTATGATGATATCAAATTTTATGTCTTTCAAAGTCGTATTCAAAGCATGTTGTATAGAATTTACATTTGTCATATCCATAAAAAAAGGAACAGTATTTGGTGTTTGACGTAAAAATTGAAACGTTTCAGTATCAATATCACAACAGTAAATTGTTGCATTAGGAAAATATTCTCGCCAACCTCGGATGCTTGAACCAGGAATGTACCCTCTCCCACACTCCATATTACTTGGAACAGACGGATTGATTGATCCAATTCCTATTTCAAGAATATTTAACGGCAAATGTCTTTTGCTTTCAAAGAGTCGTGAATAAAGTCTTGTGTAGTTATGATGACCTGAACCTTTATCAGAGCCATGACGATTCATAATTTCACATAAGGGTGTCAAACCACTTGAGATAATTGAAGATATGTTGGAAGAAGATAAAGATAGCATTTTATTTATTTTTTATTGTTATAGACTATCTTTTAAAACTTACTAACGGGGTGTGGTGTAAGATTGTGTGGAGTAAGAAGGTTGAGAGGAATACGATTGAGGTTGAGAGGAATAAGATTGAGAGGAGTAAGATTGTGCGGGGTATGGTTGAGCAGAACTTTCTGAGTTACTCTTCAACCACCATACAAAAGCCACAAATAAAATAAATACTATTATTCCTACTACGATCCATATAATAGTACTACTATCAATAGTGCTCTCTTCTTCAGCAGGTGGTGATGTTGCAGTATCTTCTTTGGGTGGTGTGGAAGTATCTTTAGGTGGAGTAGAAGCAGGAGGTGTAGAAGCAGGAGGTGGAGTAGAAGCAGGAGGTGTAGAAGCAGGAGGTGGTGTGGGTGCAGGAGGTGTAGAATCAGGAGGTGTAGAATCAGGAGGTGGTGTGGGTGCAGGTGGCGGTGTGGGTGTGGGTGGTGGTTTCAATGCTTCATTAATTTGATTATTAATAGTTAAATTGCATTCTTGTTTAATATTATTGAAATTAATACTATCAGCCTTCAAATTACTATAATCCATTGAACAACATACAATATTATTTGAAATTGTGATATCTTTTTTACTACCTGCATTTGAAGGTTTACTTTTTATATAACCTGCGTTTTCCAATTCTTGAGCCACTAAATTGTTAGTTCGTCGACACAATCCTGCTACACCATTTTCACATTGCGCATAAGTTGTATAATTCCAAGGTGCTTTAGAACATCCAGAATAATAATCACAATAAGATCCAGGTTCAGATAATGGCACAGCATCCCAACCTGGACCGTAATCTTGTACACAATATTCAGCCCAGTTTTTGTGGTCTATTGGCGTTGTGCTGAACATACCTCCTTGAACCCTTGATTTTCGACAAAGTTTAAAAGGTACTTTCTCTTGTTTCAATCGCTTCTCCATGTCACCCCATGATTGAAAAGCATTAATTTTTTTTTCCCAATCACTTGTATTTCTTGCCACCTCATCAACATATGCATTATCAATTGTATTTTGTTTTACTGTAAGCATAGACTTTTCAATACTTTTTAAACCTGTTTTACAATCACAAGCCGTTTTTAGGCCAGCATTCGCATTAACTTTTGCTACATCATTACAAGGGTCATTAGGGTCATTCATAGCAATACCAAGAACCACATCAGGAGGTTGACCTAAATAAATTTTCACATCATTAGGAAGAACATAGTAATAAGCATTTGTTTTTGTGATGGTATCACTATCATAAACAATCTTACTATCGTTAAACAATCTAAAACTTGTACCATTAATTCTATCTTGACAACAATCCATACGATTCTGTATAATAACTTGCTTAATAGTATATCTTTTTTTGAAATCAACAGTGATATGCTCCTTATCACCATTATTGGTATGGATAAACGTATCTTTACTGTCAATTAAAATATCCTTCAGCAGACCATAAACTCCTGTTGGAAAGACTGAAGTAGACGTAAAGTCACAAGCCTTGGTTATATCAATTCCCTCATCTGTAATAATTTTAATATTGGAAATATGTAAGTAATTTTTTGTTATTCCTAGAAATCCAAATTTCAGACTTGTGGCTTCTATTCCTGATTTTGGGGCGGAAGTTTTAGCCGCAGCAATTTCTCTATCAAAGGCTAATTGAGCATTTACTCTATCTTGTTCTTGTTTTAATACCGCATCAATCGATGCTTGAAAACTTGCAAAAGGATTCCATGACATTGTTTTTTTTTTATATTATAAAAGAAATAAACTTATTTTTTACAATTTTATCATGACATATGCTTCATTTCCATCTTTCACAAACAAAGATAGTAAAACTTTTTTTAGAGGCAAACAACATTTACTAAGCACTATTGTTTTCTTTATTGTTTTTATCTCACAAAAATTGTCTGTATTTATTGACATTCGTGTCATTAGTATCGTTCTATCCTGGCTCATATCAGGTTTATATCACACGTTTGATTCTAGACATAGTTGGTGGGGGTCAAAAATACTTGAAATTGTTGATTATATGGTTATTGGATTAAATATCACATCACCCTATCTACAAAGTAAGGTAGTTCAAAACGAAGTGATGGGATGTATGTGTTTGGACTTATGTTTCAAACTTTATGAGATTAAACGCAATGCAGAACTTCATCACATAGTAAAACAAATACCTCATTTCCTTGAAGTTTGTATTAATTTCAAAGAGTTGATGAAACAGAAACAAACTGATTTTGTCTTTCTTTTGTCTCGAAACATCTTTCAAATGGTTGGTGTGATGTTTTGGTATGTAAGTGAAAAAACTAATGAATGGTGGAGCGGACATGAAACAAGTCATCTCATTCTGTGTATTACAGATTACATTCTACTTTTTAAGATACTCTACAAGTGACTTTTTTGTTTGAGAGGTGAAAAGTCATTCCAAAAAGTCAAAGCCAAGAGGAGGTAAGAAGAAGAGGTTTAGTTTGTTGCTCTTCAAGTCATCGTTCGCTTGACGAGGCTCACTCTTCATGTTTCTAACCCTCTCCTTCTGCCTTCTTTTCCTTTTCCTCCTCCCTCCCTCACTTCAGAGATGATGATGAATAATAGACACATATTTGAGGTGACTACAATGATAACGTTCTCCCTTGTAGAGTTTATCTATGGCTATGTCAATCTAGGAAGAGCCGTCTGTGTTGTTGAGAATGAGTCTATGAATCTTGTGAATGTCCCTCTATGGTTTATCATCAAGGCCATGGTTGAAATGCACCTTGCATGGTTTATGATTCTCGTTATGCACATGTGTAGTAATACAAGATGTAAACTCCGTTGGACTATTTACATGTGGATCGTCTCGTTCTTGCATACGGTATGGACGATTGTTGGATTATACCTTCTATTGGCTGAGTGTTTCTTGAATCGAAATATAGGAGATGGACTCTTCGTCGCCTTCAGTGTTGCTATGGGTTTAATCTTTGCAAATCTGAACTTCAGAATCATCTTTAGTATTGGCAATGAAGATGATACTCAGCATGAGTATGGACGTTGGAATATTGACGACGACGACCAAGTATAATTTATGGACGTAGGTTGAAATGTTATAAATAAAATGAACGACAGTATTGAAAACTCTTTGGGGGACGACGAGCAAGACATTTCTTCTTCTTCTATCCTACATAACGTAGTCTTAATCAATAGTAATACGGTCAAAGCCAATATCCTTCTTGGTATACAGAGGAGTGCTACAGTGCCTCCGCCCCTCCCTCCTGAGATTATCAAGTTCAAGTTGCGTTGTATCCTAGACGACCTCAAAGCCTCCTTACTCCATCGCAAGTATTGGAGGCTTCTCTTCAAGACAGTCCTCATCCAACTCATCAAGAATCACTCAGAGAGGCTGAGGAGTCAACTGTGGCAGAATTTGACATGGGGCTATGATACGGGAGGAATTTATTTACATTCTTAAGTTACATCTGATTCACTAGCCCTCTGTCCGTAACCGTTTTGGGGTATGATGGTACACTACCTTAACTCATCATCGCCAGATTCTATTTACTAGTACATAACCCCCCCCCCTCCGGCCTTCGGTGTCCTTCTCAATAGTATCCTTCTCAATAATTTGGGAACTCTCATGTCGGTCATCGATACAAGAGGAGCAGTCACAGTCGTCACTTGCCATATTTTAAGTTTTTTTTTGTGAGACAGATATGGTGACGTATTTCAAAGTGCGAACGCGTAACATACACGTAAGTGATAGATAAAGTTAATGTAACGCGTAAATTACGCCACACACAATTAGAAAAGTGTATCAATATTGTTTCACTTCTTTTATCCCATGGATTCTCAGATGACTGACCAACTACCCCGGGAACGCTCCGAATCCGGCGGAGGTGCTGTCAAACCTTCCGGTGAAGACAAGAAGCGATTCTTCATAGCGGTCCAATGCAAAACAGAGGAGCCCGGAGAAAAGAATCTTAAGATAATTTATGCTGTGCCAAGGACTCGTCTCAGAAGAATCCTTACAACAATTCCTCCTGAACTAGGACAGCCTCTATACGACGACTATAGTGTGTGGGTACAAGTTCCACTTGGTGCCGACGAGAAACGGATGATCTACGACTGTGAAGGTGACTTTACTGTCTGGTTACAATTGGATTCAAAAGCGAGACTTGAGGACTACTGGAGTTTATTGAATACGAGTATAACGACACATGAGGATGCTATGGTCGCTGTTAGCAATGGAACGATAACCACTTTATATGTAGGACCACCTCCGTCCGTACCAGTCCCTACTCCTGCCCCTACCCAAGAAGAGGAGGAAGAGACCGAGGAGATCCAAGAACAGCCGACAAGCCCTGAACCCTCTTCTGGTAGTAGTGGTTGTAATCGCAAAAGAAGAGTACCTCCTGTAGATTACTCAGGTATGCATAGTAAGAGGTTCAAGTCTCTTACATCCATGAAGTAGTGTAATGACCCGATAACAATTTATAAGATAATAAACATAGAATAAAAAACATGTCCTATAGAAGACTTACTGATTTTGGAGAGAATACTGCTAAGGTGGGTATCTCAAATACCGAGAAGAAACATTCTCATGTAGAGGTCTATGAAGTGTTTACCAAGGAGGATAAGGATGCTCTCATCAGAGACAATACTCTTGCAATATTCGACATTTACGCTACATGGTGTCATCCTTGTAATATCGCCGCCCCCCTCTATGCTGATATGTCAGAGAAATACGGAGAATTGGTATCCTTCGCAAAAGAACAAGTTGAACTCCGTCTATCAGAGTCGGTACAGGTTATCCCAACCTTTCAAGTGTATCATGAAGGTAAATTGGTAAAAGTAATTACGGGTCCTGATATGGAGGCTATTGAATTAGAAATTAAGAAGTATCTTTTCAAGGATGATAAACCTGCCAGACCTGTGCGTAGAAGGGGTGGTGGTTCTCGGAGAAGGGACGAACCAAAGAAGGAAGAAGCAAAGAAGGAAGAGCCAAAGAAAGAGGAAGCAAAGAGGGAAGAAGAGAAATTGTAAATATTATAAAACGTTTAATAAAGTATGACAATAAGAAATAGAAATTCAAAAAATACAAGAAAAAGAAATAGAAGAAAATATGATGGTAGAGATGATAAACGTCCAACACCTGCAATTTCATATAAAAATGAAGATGATACAGAAGAAGCATTCAGAATCGTAAGACAACCTGAAAATGATGCCGAAGGAGCATTAAGATTTGCAAGAGAACTAAATCGTCAACGTGAAGAATTACGTCTCCAGCGTGAAGAATTACGTATCCAACGTGAAGAAATGCGTCGACAACAAGAAGAACTAAATCGTCAACAGGAAGAAAGACAAGAATGGAATTGTATTTTATTATAATTCAAATCATAGAGACCTACAATAGTATTTTTTTAATTGAAAGCAATTAAAAAGACATCACTTCAATAAAAAATATGACTGAATACTTATTTATCCATCAAATTGCAAAGATTGCGGACTACTATTACCCTCCTGGTGGTGTAAAATATGAAAGTCAGTGGAGTCATCTTAATAAGGCTTTTACAGACGATGTTCTCCCTATCATGAAAGAAAACAGTATCATTTTTGCTGATACGCTGTGGTTAGATCGATTTGAGTTATTTAATAAAATTCCAGTGTCTTTTATTTTAATAACGGCAGAGGCAGATGTCACAATACCCTACAATAATTTCAAAAAACAAATTGATTGTTGTTATTCTGTTCTGGATAACCCACGACTCAAAAAATGGTATTCCATCAACGTTGATTTCGCTCATCCTAAATTAATTCCTATCCCGTTGGGTTTACCTAAACATATTCCTTTTATTGTTGATGAAAACGACAAGAAATCTCAATACATGGGTTGGGTAATCAACTTTACGATTGATAAAGTTTCAGAGAAGATTAAAAGCAAAGGTATTCATATGAAAACAAATTTTACTTGCAGAGACAAAAAGTTACTTTACTCTAGAATGACACTTGAAAATTCAGATAATTGTTTTCATGATAGGGAAGGTATACGACGCGAAGCCGTTGATGTGCTTCGTTCTAAAACTATTGAAGTTGATACATCACTGAAACCATATGATGTATATCTCGATGAACTTATTCATCATAAATTTTGTTTATCACTTCCAGGAAAAGGTATGGATTGTTATCGAACGTGGGAAGCGCTGACTGTAGGAGTTATACCAATTGTTCTTAGGACTAGACATATGGATTCAATATATGATGGTCTCCCTGTTTTAATTATAGATGACATTAACCAAATCACTTCTGATTTTTTGAACCAAGAATTTGAGCGCATTACAAGTTGTATTGATTCCTTTGACTACAAAAAATTAACATCCTCGTACTGGATTGATTTAATACTTCAAAATCTTTTTTGATGGTTTCCTTTTCCTTTTGAACCAAATACTAAACGGTATAGTTGCTTTTATACAAGGGTCAATTTGTAAAAAAGGTTTATCGAGTTTTACAAACATTCCATTTCTAAGTTTATAATAGTTAGAAATGTAAAACTGAGGTCTTGCGTATCTCAGGCAAAAAGGCTTGAGTAGTATTGCTATAGGATGCTTCTTGCGAAAAAGGAACTGTCTGATGATATCCCAGGTATGGTCTGGTAAAAATATCATTTTTGATGTGAGAGAGAGACCAAAAAAAAAAGTTTAATCAAAAAATTTCATAGTCCATAAATCGCTCATGTATTTTAAATAGTCGTAGGGTAAATAGAAGAAGCCTTTATCTCCCCATTTTGACCCCCAGGAGTTCATAACAATAAATTGTTTTTTGATGTCATCGTAGCCATACATCGTTACTGCATGTCCTCCTAAAAATTCTTCTGTAGATTGATTAGGCATGGTGACAATACCTGTTTTAGCAACATCTTCCGTCTCAAAAGATTCGTAAACTTCCATACCAAAAACGATAGGAAACCCTGCATTGAGGCATTGTTTGATAGCAACTAAGGATTGCTCGACGGAAAGATACTTGAAATCACGAGTATGAGGTGTTCCAGCCCGTATGCAGGAGTTTGATGGTTTTAGTTTGTATTTATTGACATTATAGGGAAGTAACGTTTCGTCACATGCACCATAAGTATGAATGGATGTCATGACATCTCTAATAACAGCACCAGAATCTTCATTTGTTGTTCCTTCAATGAAACGTGAAAACCAATAAATGTAAAGGCGAGAGGGTTGCCAATCTTTTATTTTTTGTTTCTTCAAAAGATACCGAAGTGCATTGCTACAAGCATTAGCAGTGCAAGAACCTAAATTACCTTGATCGAGAACAGAGGGAGTGAATTTTGTACTTATTCGTAAGTCAATACTTGTAGGTAAAATTTGTTTTGCAGTAGGAGGCTTTATGAAAGCACTAAATTTATAATCACGAGCATCCGGCTTTCCTTTCTTGTGATTGTAAACTCTTAATGTTGACATATTTTGTTTTATTGCAAGTAAAAAAAAATCTAATCAAATTTAAGTTCAAATTGTTGTAATATTTCATCAACTTGTAGAGGTGTTAAGTCCGCATTTAGTTTATATATCTTATTGGGGTCGACAACTGCAGGAATGACAATAATCTTTGGCTCGATAGGGTCAGGTGTAGGTGTTGGATCTGGAGTAGGTGTAGGTGTTGGATCTGGAGTAGGTGTAGGTGTTGGATCTGGAGTAGGTGTTGGTTCTGGCTCAGCACTCTTTACACTTAATAAATCCTTCTTTGTAATAACCAAACCTTTGACGACATTCTTTACAACACAATCCTTACCATTGTTAGTTACCGGTGTCTTGACGTTATCATAGTAGACATCCGTCACTGAAACATTCGTTGCTCTAACATAACTTGAACCTGATTTATTATCAAGAAGTATGTTGGCTTCATTGCAAAGTTGTATTTTATCAATAGCATGATTGGTTCCATAAACTCGCATTCCGGAGCCTGAAAAATAACAATTACTTATTTTTGCCTTATGGGCGTGTCTCAAAACCAACTTACTACTTCCATTATTCTCAAAAATGCAGTTTTTTATAGTATTAGAAGAACACTTCACAGAAACAACTTCAGGGTCACCTAAACATTTTGAGAAATAGCATTGGTCTATAACACAATAAGCATCATTCTTTTCATATTGGCTTGTTGCTAGACGAACCATTTCACCGCCATTCGCAGCGCTTGTTTTACTGAAATTCTCAAATACACAACACTTCAAATAATTATTCAATGGGAAATCTAATCTCAGGAAGACACCATTGTTAGTCTTTCCATTCAAACGACTGTTATACATTTGGAAGTTCTTGGCGGATGTTTTGACGCAAATATAGTCCAAATCTGCTAAACCACACTTTACATTCTTCATGCTGAAATTAATAAGTTTCAAGTTTTCAGCGCTAATCTCAACCACAAAACTAGGCTTCAAGTTAGCGTCACCATCTATAAACTCAATGTTTGATACACTGTAGTTCTTACCAGACAACTTCAATGTAGATGTCCCTCTTAATTCAACATTTAATATCATAACAACATCAAGTTTCGAATCAAAGGTGTTGTTAATAGAAATGTTCTTATCTTTGACGACCATTTTACTTTTACTCAAAAGAATACAACTTGTAGTAACAGAACTTGCTTTTTTCAAGACATCTTCGTAATTTTCGCATAAAATAACTTGTAAATCTTTGAATTTATAATTACTATAGTAATCACTTACGGGGTTGACGAGACTATCCATTTTTTTTTATTCTTTTTATTGTGACTTTAAACTTCTTTCTTTTCTTCTTTTACGAAAAATCCCAAGAATCTTCGGTGGCTTTTGCAGATGACGCGTGAATATACTCTGTAACTCTGTTTTCAAAAAAATTAGACTTACCATCCAATGAAAAGACCTTCATAAAATCAAAAGGATTCTCTACAAAATAAATCTTCTCAAATTCTAATTGATTCAGTAGACGATCCGCAACATACTTGATGTATTCAACCATCAACTCCGTATTCATACCAATCATATTACAAGGTATGGACTTGGTAATGAATTCAATTTCAATGTCGACGGCTTCTCGGATAATCTCCTCAACTCTTTGTTGAGACACCTTATTCAAAAGATGACTATACATTAAGACGGCAAAATCCGTATGAAGTCCCTCATCTCGAGATATTAACTCATTACTTTTTCCTAATGCTTTCGTCATTTTGTTTCGAGACTTCAACCAAAAAATAGAAGCAAAAGAAGCACTAAAAAACACACCCTCGACGATAGCAAATGCAATAAGTCGTTCTTCGAATGGTCTCTCGCTAGAAATCCACTTTAAAGCCCAATCAGCCTTCTTTTTTACGGCTGGAATAGTATCAATAGCATTAAAAAGTGCTTCTTTTCTTTTGACATCTTTTACAAAAGTATCTAGCAACAAGGCATAAACTTGCCCGTGAATATTTTCAATCATACTTTGAAAACCATAAAAATTACGTGCTTCTGTGGCTTTTACTTCAATACAAAAGTTTTTGATAAGATTTTCAAGGACAATACCATCAGAACCTGCAAAAAAGGCAAGAATATGTTCAATAAAATATCTTTCATCATGAGTCAAAGATTCCCAGTCTGAGATATCGGCACTGTAATCAATTTCTCTTGCCGTCCAGAACATGTTTTCATGAACAACATAAGCATCCTGTAGTTTGGGAAACTTCAAAGGAAGTTGGGTGAATCGAGAGGAGTCTTCAATCAAAAGGGGTTCTTCTTGTCTCATGTTTTATTTTCTGAAGAAAAAAATAAAATATAAAATATTTTTTTAAGGGTAATATTGCAACTCAGACTCTTGAAGAACGTAACCATATGTTCCTTCTCCGGTGCGTAGAACAACAATGTAAGTGACAATACCACCAGGGGGGATGTTGTAATTTTTTACACCACTCATATTCAAATCACTAAATTCATTTGATAAAGTCCATGAATATCCACCTTCTATGTTGTTGTAATTATTGATAGTAAATTTAAAGGAAGTTTCATCTTGACAGTTAGGAATTAAATTAAATAAAATACTTGAGTTGGGAAGAAAGAATGTTCTATCTTCACTTAAACCAGAACTCGTGAAGTAAGTATTTACAATATTAGATGGTGAAAAGTTTTCATCAGACAAGTTATATATTGTTGTTCTACCTAGATTGTAACCTGCTGCTAAAATACTACCTGCACTATAAATATTTCCATCGTTCGTAATATCACCTTCTGCTTTGATATCACCATTGACATCACTAAAATCTTCAGTTGTAATATCAGTAATGACCCAATCCTTAACATCATTTTGCTTGGCAAAATATACTTTAACTCCCCCACTAATTGCCTTAGTAATCAAACTATTATCATCCGTATCTTCAGGATTGTATAGAGATGTGTGAGTTTTAGTTACTCTATCAGATGATTTGTAAGGAATGAAATAAGAATACAATATTTCTTCGTCATCGTCTTCTTCAGCGTGATGATGGTAAAACAATGTTTGTGTTACACCATCATAAGTATACTCTGTTGACATATCATAATCATTTTCATCACCATCAGAACCAAAATTTCCATAGGCTCCGAATCTGAAAATAAATTCAGCATTACTACAACTGATATTCATCATAAAAATACCCTTAGCACGCCAACCATGAGAGATAGTGAAATTTAGACCTTCATCAAATACATTATTAAAATTTTGGGTAGTAATGATTCCATCGCTTAAATTTTGAGGATTCAATAGAGGGAAGTAATATTTACCACCCTCAACATCGTAGAGGAAGAAATATCCCCAATCATCAAAAACATCATTACCTAAATCATTCCAGTATGATGCTATGAGTCTATCTTCTTCGTTCTTATCACCTAATACAATATTTTCATCAATAAAGTCAGCCATTCCAGGAAATAAGACTTCTTGAAGGTTAAAAGGGTCAAATTCCTCTGTATAATTTTCATTATCCATATCTTTTGTGACTTCACCTCCAACAATTGCTCCTCTTTTTACCAACAGGTAGTTATCTACTTGAGTTCGGTCAGTAACTCTTACATTTCGAAAGACGCTTGTATTCTTCACAGCATAAAGAGGGTAAGGTCGTGACATACCTCTAAACGATGCATTGGCTCCTTCGTTTGTTTTAGACATTTTTTATATTAAGAAAATAAAAAAAGTTATTCTTTACAAAAAAATAAATGAAAAGTATAATTGTCCTTGGTTTAATATCCTTCGTTCTATCGGCGCCTCTAGACATTCAAAGGGACGAACTGCGAAGACAATATATTGATTATCTTCGTATTTTTAAGAAAAACGAAAGAGGAAATAGTTTTGAGATGTTTCTAGAAAATCTTGGTCGAATCTCTAACAGGGAATGCGACTTATTTGTAGATAAAACGACGGATGAGTCTCTTACCTACACAAATTGTGAGAAGCCAAATAATAAATAAGTAAAAGAATTATTAAGAAGAATAAACTCCTAACATGTGATATTTTGTTGGAAACAATAAGTCTCTTTGTTGAAATTTGTTATACTTTATCAACTGTTGAGACAATGTATCTAGAATATTTCCATCCGTATCATCAATAATAACAAGACAATTATTAGAGGCAAAGGGTTTACTATTATGGAAGTCAGACTCTGCAACATATCTTGAATGTCCTCCATCGATATGAATAAAATCAAAAACAGCACCAAAAGACCTTGGTATAGTGATTGTAGAATCCCCCCAAACGACATTCAAACGATTGGGGAACTTTGCATTTAAGTATTCAAAACAAGGACGAGAGTATTTATGCTCTCCTAAATCAAAGAATTGAATAGAGGAATAATTATTTGAAAGAAGATAAAGTAAGCCACTATGACCCGCGTTGAAGCCTATTTCCATAATATCTACAGAAAGTCTACTGTAATAGAACATATTGCATCGTTTATAGTCCCAATCTTTATTTAATACAAAATTCTTACTAAGATGTTCGTAAAATATATTTCCTTCTAATGACTCACCAGTTTGTTGGATGATTTGATTTAAATCTTCAATCAAACTTTTATTTTTTTGAATCATATCATTACAAACACTCGCAACATCAAATTCCTCATAACTTTGAAAAAACGTTTCCAGATCAATAAGGTTCTTTTTATAAAGCAACTTGCAATTCTTCTCCAGACGTTCGACATGCTGAGGTGGAATACTTATTACTTTGTTATTAAAACATAACTTTACAGTAGTATTAAATTCCTTCAGTTGTTTTAATATCGTCTCTGTGATGTAAAGTATTTTTGTTCTTTCATCTTTTTCTTTGCAGTGAAAGACAGCATCTGAGCCTGTAAAGAGGATGATATAGTCAGAATTCAATTCATTTAATTCACTATTTCTCATATGCTCTGTCAAAACTAAAATCGTAGATTCATCTGATTCCTTCTTATGTTTTTTGAAAGAAGAGATATCGTAAAAAATCAAAGATTTCTTCTTTAATGATGTGATATCAATCGAATGAGAAAAAGAAGCATGGGGTGGGAGGTTCAAAAGCGTCAGTGGTATCGTTCTATTAAGACCTACATCATATAAAATGCTACTATTTGTGTCCTCATCAACAATTTTAAGTCTCAAATTAAAATGCCACCATGCACCATCTGCTCGTTCTATCGTCAATTCATGACTATCAATTGTAAACTTGAAGGTATCAACGTAGGGATGAGGGTGGATGTAAATAGAAAGATTGTATAAAGAAGTTTTCTGCTTGTAGAAAATTTCTCCCCGATTCCAAAGTTGTCTGTAATGATTGGGGTCAGTCAAAAATCTCTGAAGAGCCTCTGGAGTGGTTTTAGTAAAGGCTACCTCATCATTTTTCGTCAGAAGAATCTCAAAGTTTTTATAATAATTAAAATCCTCATTGACGACATGATGTTTCATTTTAAAGTTTTTGTCTGTAACATGCTCGTTAAATACTTTATACATCAACTTTGGTCCAGTAAGTTCAAGCATATTGCTTGTTGTCTGTCCAGAAAGGATGTTATCACATGCTGTAAGTAATAATTTTAGAAATAAAAAGTTTCGTGGCTCAGCAAAAATAATTGCATTTAGTATAGACTCTTTCTCTACATCTCTACATAAAATCAAATCATCCTCAGGTTCTATAATTTTAGTTAGAGGAACTCTTGCTATAATTTTATCATCAAAGTAACATCCACCATGAATAAAAAGATAGGCATATCTAAAAAGATCTGCCTTGAATGCTCCTGAGATTAGTAAATCATAAGCATCAACAACTTGTTGTGAGAAAGTGCTTTTCAAAAAGGCTCTTCTCTTCGTATCATCAAAGAATCTGTATTCATACTCTGGATTTAAGTCAATTAAATTTTTAATGCATTCTGGTATTTGCTGAGGAAAGGTTGTGGAGGTTTGAAAAATAATTTTGGGGATTCTTTGAGGTATATCTAAACTTGGTTCTTCCCCCAAAATTGTGTTTTGAAGCGTTATATCAACGGTAGTAGAAACTTTAATATCAAAGGACTCGTTACCAATGGTTAAAACAACATTCTCAACTTTTTGCTGGTCGAATTGTCGTGTCACAACTCTGCATTTGTTAGGTGAAAGGTAGAAAACATGTGCTATTATATCAGCATTATCGTTATCTGCTACAATAGTATACTCATTAAGAATTCGTTTCATTTTGTTTTCTATTAATAGAGGTCTCTATAAATTTATATCATTTCACAGATTTCTTTCAAGCAAACATCAAAAACAGGACTTTCTCTAATAAAATTAGCAAAAACACAACTCTCATCTTCTTCTTCTTCTTCTTTTTGGCTCACCACAGAGGCGCAAAGTAACACCATATCAACAACATGAATCGATTTCAATCGACGCCACCATTCCGTTCCAACTTCAATATCTTTTTTTTTCCTCAGAGTGTTTTGATACATTGCAAAAGCAATATTGTTATCGTCGTGAACGTCTGTTTTTCTAAACAGCATCTCAATAATTTCCTCATCACCACTATTGGAAGCCACTTGTAAGGCATTATACATTCTTCTATCATAGTAGTTCAATGCAAATCCACCCTTAACTTGATAATTGATATCCGCACCGCTATCAATTAGCAATCGAATGATTCTTCTATCAATAAAAGGATTCTTCGTTGCCAAATCTATAATATACATCAAGGGAGATTCATAACTTTCTCTGGTAAAGTTCACATCCACACCAAAGTCAATTAGTAATTTTACGCTCATGTAGTTGTTGTAAGTAATAGCATATATCAAAGGTGTGTTCTCGTAATTTACATCCTCTAGCGTCGTCGTCATTCCTTCTTCCTTGATTTGATTTAAAATCATTTCTAAAGCATCCGTATGTCCTTCCCTAATACAGTGATTCACAAAAACCACAGCATGATCCTCTTCAAAAGTCACAAGTCGTCTTCGAGCCAGAAATGCTGTTACACGTGGTGACTTTGCATTCAGAAAGAAGCCTTGATAGAAATTCTGATGCTCCGCTAATAGTCTCATTCCTTTCTTCTGTCTTATTTTTTCACATTTCCACAGAATCTTTAAAATGTAAATCAAGAAATTTTGCTTGTCTTCAACAAATTCGGAGACCATTGCTAGGAAACCAGAATTATTAAGGATAGCCTTGTATGCCGGATAATACATCATATATCTCGCCTCATCGCCTCTTTTATTTTGAGCAAAAATCTCCTCATAAGGAACAAGAAGTCTTCTAATCATCATGGAAAGATACCACACATAATGGTATTTGATGGCATATCGAAAAGGGCTGTTGACATTGTCAAGACTTTCAAGGACAGAAGTAGGGTGTAAGTCCAATAAATAAAGAAAAACTTTTCTTGAACGGTAAAACGTATGGCAAATGATTGGGACTTTGTGTTCTGTAACAGTTTTGAGCCATTTCAAGTGATGGAAAGTAGAGCCAATCCATCGTTTTCCATCGTAGATAACTTGTTTCTTGAGTTGCAAAACATCCCTCACCAAAGTTTCTGTGAATTGTATTTGCGATACACGGAAAGGTTCAATGTCTCTGGACGTCGTAAAATGATTTATGACATCCAAGAAGTTATACTTCAAATCATCGATGTAAAGCGTCCACTCATAGTCATTAAGATACTGATTGACATCAAAGTTCTCAAGACATCGTCTTCTTCGTATCATTTTTTTCTAATAAATTAGTTATGAGAAAAAAGAAGTGAAAAAAGTGCATGTGTATTTTTTTTTATTAATCCAAGAAAGTTTGAGTATGCCATCCTTTACTACTGGCATAAAATATAACCAACTCTCCTTCATATGCCATATTTATTGTGTTAGGATTCCCCCATCCATCTACATATGATATTGTCACCGAAGCCTCACCTACCTCAGTCAATGTCATGACCTTAATCGTCCCTGGTTCAGCATTTGGTAAAGTTACTGTATAATTCTCAGAACAAAGTAAGTGCGTTGTTGCTATATAGGCGTTTGAGGTCGCCGTTGTTGAGATAGTCTCAATATCTTGCTTTGAAATAATTTCATCGACCACTCTGCGAGATTCTTCATATCCTACATTTGACATTTTGAAACTCATTTCGTATTTATTAATAGAAAAGAAAAAAAATTACGAAATTAAAGTTGGAATATCGTTTTTACTTTTTATTAAAATTTTCTTAGTTGAAGAAGGCGCAAGAAGCATACCACAAACTGAAAATGTACTTGCTGCCGTTCCTATAATCATATGATGACATGAACCAAGCAAATGAATCTCTATCAAACCACATAGAACATTATATTTGTCATTTGCAAATTTATCTGTATCATTTGTAGACTTTGTATTTGATAAAACAGGTGGTGGATTGTAAAAGATAAACTGTTCTGATGTTAGTTTTGACGCAAACTCAATGTAATATTTGGGATTATCTGTAGCCAAGAAAATACCATTATCTTTGGATTCTTTGCACCAGTTTGAAGACAAAGTAATAAGTTTAGAGACGATGTCTCCCCATTGAATTTGTGTGAAGCCACCATCCGTAGAACGGATATGAAATCCAATCATATTGGGTTTGAATTTAGCCTTGTATTTATCAATTTCTGTCTGAAGGTCTGTCACAGGTTTGAATTCCTTTTTTAAAATATCTCCTAACTCGTAAGCAATATTGTCAAAGATTATCTCCCCTGGTTTCTCAATATACTTACGTATTGATTTACACATTGAGTCCTGGTCGTCATCCTGTGATATCATGGTATAGAGTCCATAGTTGGTATGTATATTATCGTCTCCAGAAGAATCAATCACCATATCTTTGTCTAACCAGTATTCAAAGTTGAAGATTTTGTTGTAAGTGATATGTCTGTCATCAAAGTTTACAAGGATATTAGGGTTGGGTTGAAACAAGTCAAGATAAGTGCAATGCTCTCCATCGTATCTGATACAACTTCTTACAGGAGTTCCATTAAAGACAACATTGATTTTTCTATTTGACTTCGAAGCGATTCTGTAGCAAGAAATTAAGGGAAGAAGACGATTTGCAAGACCATTATGGGCGACGACAGTTATGATGGATTGATGCGATTGATTTGTTTGTATACTCATTTCTCATGTTATCTTTTTTCTTTTAATCTTTTTTTCTTAGCAAAAATAAAATGTTATATTACTATTATTTAGTATGGATTGTTATCACTGCATTAGTTTATGCAGTTTTGGTGCAATTGCTTCCTCCTGCGTATCGAAAATCAAATCTAACATCGTTCATTGGAAATGATGTAACCCACACCAATGCATTATCTGTAGCACTTGTTTCTATGATTGCTTTATTTATTACTCTTTTGATTAATGGTATGCAATTCACAGAAGAAGAAGAAAAAGAGGGGTTTACTTCAACTTCAACTTCAGATGAAGATGAAAAAGAAAAAGAAAAAAAGAGAAGAGAGCAAGAGGCTAAAGAAAAGAAAGAGAAATTGGCTAGATTGAAGAAAGAAAAGGAGAGTTCTTAAGAATTTCCTTTACATTTAAACATAACAGAAGAAACGTATAAAAAAAATGAAAACTGTTGTATTCCACACACCAACAATTGATGAAAGGGGAACTTGTATTGCAATATATGATTACGCTTACTACAATGAAGTTTACCTGAAAAATAAGTCCATCATTTTAACATCACGGGAAAGTATTAAAAAAGCAAGACAGGTCAATTCAGAAGTTCTAGAGAAATTTGAAAGACGCTTTCTAATTTTTGAATATAATAAAATAGAAGATATTGATGATATATGTAAATTCTGTGATGTTTTGTATTGTATTAAATACGGAACTTACGACAATTTAGTCAGTTTCAAGACAAAAACTGTCATTCATTGTGTTTTTGATATGTCAGAACCTCATGGAGATGTATACGCAGGTGTTTCATCTCAATTATGTCAAAAGTATGGACGACAACTATTTGTTCCCCATATGGTAAATTTTACAATGGATGAAAGTATTTCAAAGACAAAGTTCAGAAATGCGTTAGGTATCCCTAATGAAGCGATTGTCTTTGGGAGACACGGAGGTAAGGATACATTTGATATTATTTGGGTGAAACAAGTCATCGAAAAAGTTGTAACATTGAACCCCAATATATACTTCATTTTTATCAATACACCACGATTCGTTTTCCATCCTAACATCTTTTTCTTAGAAAAAATCATTAATGAAAAGATAAAAAAAGAGTTTATCAGTTCATGCGATGGAATGATACACGGTCAGTTGCTTGGGGAGACTTTCGGTCTATCTATAGCAGAATTCTCAGTGCATCAAAAACCAATTATTTGCTATAATGGTTGGGTATTAAATGATAATTATAAAAAAATCTTGAGTGATAAAGCATTGTATTATGAAGACGACCAGCAATTATTAGATATTCTTTTGACTTTTGATAAGAATAAGTATCAAAACAGAGAAGATTTAAACTGTTATAAGGAGTATACACCAGAGAAGGTGATGGATATTTTCAATAAAGTCTTTCTTTCTTAAAAAAATTACTTACTTTCGTTTCAATTTCCTGTAAATAAATCCTAAAACTCCTAAAATAATAAACAAAACAGCGCAATATACAGATTTTGTAATAGAATTCTGTATCCTTACTGAAATAACTCCATCGGTTGAATCCAAAATGGAGGCATACATATCTTTTATCGTTAGCCTGTTCGCAGCAAGAACATTCTGCTTGAGGTTATTAATATTTATTTTATTCTGACTGATAATTTGATTACACATCATCATATCGGGATTTGTAATCAGTGTCTTGATCTTATCTGCGAAAAGGTATACCACGTCTTCTTCGTCGTCGTTGCTAGAGGAGACATCGTATGTATAGTAATGATTCATTTTCTTGTTATAGATTTGACGAAGTTCAGATAACTGCGAATGCGCCCCTCGTAGATTGTTTTTTTCATATACATTATAGTATAAGTCCTGATTTGGTAAAACAAAAGTTTTAATTGTCTCCAAGGATGGTCCCACACCAATACTTTTTTTTACAGAATCGTAATATATTTGAGTAAAGAAATCAGTCTCAATCTTGAAATCTGTTAGCGTTTTAATAATTTCCGAAACAAAAGTTTGTGATTCTTCAACCGTTTTTGACTTGATGTATCCATAGATAGCACAATGATAGGTGTCGTCAAAACTATTTGACGTAATACTGTTAGATATAAATATCTGCAACTCATTTATAATTCTACTGTAGGAATTATTAGCAAATCTCTCATTCAATTTGATGATATCCTGTATCAAGGCATCGGTCTCCATCTTGATAACATACACATATAAGATATAAAATAGTAATCTTATGGAAAACGACGTCACAATAGTTTGAATCACTATTGTTTTTGCAGTCACAGCAGTTGGAACAACTGTAAGATAACTAGTATCATACTCAATAAGTTGCTGTTGCTCTTCTTCTTCTTTTTCTTTTTGAACTTGTTTCTCGACATCAGAAGAAGAAGAAGAACAAGATATAGGCGTAATGAAAGACGACGTATTAGTCTTCTGTTTTTTCTTTCGTTTCATTAAAGTGAAATGAAAAAAAATATTTTTTTAAAACCCTCTTTCTTTGAACGATGTAGTAAAAATATCATTCTTTGAACCTTCGTAGGTTATAAAAGGTTGAACCCATTTCATTGTAATATTCTTTTCTTTATTTGCTTCCCATAAAGCATGGTCGCTAGGATACAAGTAAGGTTTTTTCAAAAATTGTGATGATACAATATTTTTCACACCATCTCTAGTGTATAACATGGAACTTACTGTGCATGGTGCAGGAGATGAAGGCGTAAAAATCTCAATTTCCTCAACACCAAAAATCATCTTGGGAGATTTATCCAAAGCCCTTGCTGGTTCTACATTCAAAACAGTTGGACCTCCAAAACACACCATATCCCATTTTTCTTTTTCTAATAACTGAAGTGTTTGATACAAATTATCTATAAAGTTTGCCTTGAAAATGCAGTCATCTTCTATAACAAAAACAATATCTTCTATGGATGATGTTCTTATGGAGTCAAAAACATATCGATGTGCTGTCATATTTGCTATCTCACCTTTTGTAATATTTCTATGGATTCCTGGTGAAAAGAAGGAAGAATAATGACTATAATCAATATACTCCCTATCAAAAGCATCAACCCACTTGATTTTGTCCTTAAAAAAAAGGTCAAAGAGATGGTCGCTTAATTGTTGCGTCATCATCTCTCTTCGTTCCTTCAACTTTGAATAATGTATAATGTAAATACAATCAATACGTTGAGATATATAATTCAACTTTTCTTCTAATGGAATGGGGGATGTATTACAACGATGAGGTAAAACATATGTCAGATATTGTTTCAAGACAGCCTCCGTTTCATCATCTCCTGAACCATCTTCGTAAATATAACATCCTGTAAAGTGCTTTTGGTCGTATAAGGACGGGAAAGAAAGACAAGAGGCGCCTTCATACTTCTTAATTTCGTCATGTATCATTTTGTCAGAAACAGACGTCATATTGTATAAAAACTTTTGTAAAAAGTGTTGGTCGTTTTCTTCCTCCCCATAAATTCTATAATAGGATTCTATCAAATCTATCCAATCATAATTTTTGAAGGTTTCTGTTCTTACACCAAACATACCTCCTAGAATAAGATTATAGTGCTGAGGGTGGTCTCTCATGATATGAAGGATTTTGTTAGAAGAAAGCCATTGTCTGGTAGCAAAAACCTCCCGTGCAAAAATCCGTGTATCAATATCTCTTGAAATAAATACATCAACGGTTTTATCTATCAAAGGCTCTATTCGCCATAACATACAGCGTTTGGGACGAATGTTTTCATCGTTTTTGATAATTATTTTAACGTTTTGATTAGAGTTTTGTATTTCCTGAAGATACTTTGTAGTGGCTGTTTTGTAGTGGATGTAAACATAACAAATAAAGTCAGGATAAAAGAAACCTGCTAACTTAAGGTTCTCAATTAAACCTACTGTATATTTCTTTTCATCCCCCCATAGACAAAACGAAATAACTTTCTTTGTGTCTTTTAAACTATACGCTTTAAAAACATTGTGCCAACCCCTCACCCAAGGAAAAGAAAACAACTCAGGATGTTTAAAGTAGCAATGCAGTGCAACAGCCTGGTCGTCATCGCATATCCCCATATTTTGATACTCTTTTAGAGAAGCATGATACAATTTTTGATAGACTTGTAGGCAATCTTTCTTTCCTAAGAAAAAGAATCCACCGATTCTTTCTGGAGCATACCTTAAAGTATACAAAATATCGTTATCTTTATCTTCGATATCGTTAATAAGTGTATAGTTTATTTTTGAAATATCAAAATGATTTACGTCAAGTAAAGTTGAAGGAATTAAAGAACTTTTTGAGAAGAAGCCAAAGTCTACCCAAGCATATAAAGATAATTTTGAGAGGTTGTTTGAGATGACGTAATTGATAAAATCAATCTTTGAATGGTTCAAAAGCGTGTATTCAGGGTAACGTGTCTCGGGGCAATGGTTTCTATGAAGTATTAAATTCTTGTAAGATGGTGAGTTCATTATTTCTTTTTCCTTTGGGAGTAAAGACCAACAGAAGATATGATTTTCTAAGAACGTTTTGTTGATTGGGAGAAGTGTAATGGCGTGTTTGATAGTAATCATTTGAGAGAGGGTATGGAGATGTTTCTCGTCTATGAAAACAATAAGGTGGTTCTGTTCGCATGAAGTCTTATCAAAAAGAGGGATAAATGGTCTGAAGCGCTCAAGGTAGGTCTCAAAACTCCTACTAAAGGTCTCCCAAGCCGTTCGGTCGATGTCGTAGAACATTGTTACATAGCAAATCATTTTAATTTGTTTGTTGTTTGATGTATTCTTAAGTATATGTGCCTCGGTGGGAGGCGGTGGGGAGATAGGAGGGGAGGGTGGTGACAGTGATGGTGATGGTGACAGTGAGAGTGTGTCGGAGAGGTTGTGGGCGGAGAATTAATGACATTACATAAACTTGAACTTAACTACCTTACATTAACTGAAACTTAATTACACGAACAATATGTAGGCTCTACTTGACTGTACTCTCCCGTAGCCCCACACCCCTCGCAGGGGTTATCATGGCTATATCCAATAGACTTGTATGTCTCCATAGCAGCCTTCACGCACTTTGGAAAAGTGTCATACTTCTTACCCTTACCCAAGTGACTCTTGCAGAAAGCCTTCACATGCTTGTGCCAGGCCTTCGCGTCGTCAGAGTCTTCGTCAGAGAATAAGAACTCCTTAGTAGGTCTGTACTTAGAGAATAAGAACATAGCGTCATCGTCGTCCGTCTCATCGTCGTCGTCTGAAGTGCCAGCGAAAGCCTTCACCTGAGCGTTGAGACGCTCACTCTGCCTGGCGAGGGACTTGGCGGACTTGGCGAAGGACTTGGTGATTGACTTGGTGGTTGAATTGGACTTGGAGGTATTGATGGCAAAGATGGCAAAGACCCAATCCTCTACTAATGCTCCTAAGGCTATCAAGGCCAAGGCCAAGGCTAAGGCTCCCAAGGCTCCTAAGGCTCCCAAGGATAAGGCTCCCAGTATCGACTGGATGTGGTATTGTATCAATCATAACAAGACTGTGAATGACATCGCCAAAGCATCACCATTGCTGCGTCCTGCCTTCCTAAATTACATTTTCAACAGAGTATGTTGTTGGGAGACGGCCCACAACTCTTCTCATGGTACTGACTTTCACGTGGGGATGGCATTGAAGCAGACTCCGGGGATGCAGGAGTACTTGAAGAGCATTGTCAAGAATCCTGCCGGTCAGCGGGACGCTGCTATGGATCTTTTGAATGGGTTGAAACTGAGTATTCAATAATCAATGTATCAATATTGTATATGTATTAAGCAACGCTCCTCTTAGACACTCTTAGTCACTCTTAGCCACTCACAACACTTCTCACTAAACATTGAGATTATGGCTTAATATCTTCCTCCCACGCCCACGCGCCCTCACCGAGCCTCCCACATCATTCTCTCAAATAAACAGAATGTCCTCAGATTTAATGACTCTATTGTTCATCACCAATTCATATATCTCATGATACACTGGGTCCTTCTTCTCTTTTGCTATGGAGTCAAAGATGCTACGGAAGTCATTCAGACTTGTATCATTCATCAAGGACTGTAACTTCTCATTATTAATCTTGACCTCACTCTTGTTGAATCCAAAATCAACTTTGATGTCCTTATCAAGTAATTCCTTGTATTTGCTTGACTTCTTCAACGTCTCAAACTCCTCATACGGAATACCTGATATCTGAATTTTAATCTTGTCCTCCGTTGCTGGAACGACAAAGGTATCCAAATCTTCTAATTTCATATGTATCTTCAACTTTCGATTCAATTTAAGGTCAATCTCCTCTATCGACCGACCCCCCTCATCAAAAGTAATGAACGCAATCGAATTATACGTATCATTACCATCACCACCCTCCACTTCATCCTTCCACTCTGTCTCCATACTTGAACCTGTGTAGTATATATTGTTCTGGAGATGTTGTCTCGTATGGATATGACCAGACACCACTTGGGGAAAAGATTTATCCCATTTTCCTTGGTCTGAAACATAATTACCATTCATGTTACATCCAAAGAATTCCTGATGACAAAAAATCAATTCAGCATCTTTCCAATCTTTCGTTGTATCTAAAGCCTCTACAAAGCGATTTGGTTCAACGTAAGGTGAAAAGACTAAAAGTTTACCATCGTCCATACGATGATGGATAATTTTATCAACAACAATAACATTTCTCCACTCCTTCAAACCATTCAACCAATGATTATCGGTTAAAAACTGAGACGCATTAATGTAATCATGGTTTCCTACTATAATATACGTCAAAGCAATATCTCTCATGTTCTTCACAAACTCGTAGGCCTTGTTTAAAACAATCGTATTAATTTTCTCATGCGTGTGAAGCAAATCACCAAGTAATACGATTAGGGAAGGTTTCTTTTCTTTTGCTATCTTTGTCACCACATCTATAAAAGTTTCAATTTCTGGTATATTTTTAGTTGTAAAATGTTGGTCTCCAATTGCAAGAATCATTTTTTTTGTTGCTTAATTTTTTTTTACAGAATATAAATAAAATGAGTCGTAATAACGTAACTTATATTGATGATTTACCTTACTTAGAAGAATTGGAGAAACAGTCTATGATGAATGGCGTTCCACCCAATGAAATGAAACAAATTTCTAAATTTATCAGAGATACAGGTTATAATCCTCCCTTTGAGTCTGGAATGAATTTAAATTACCCACCACCACAACCACAACAACAACAACAACAAGCACCTCAACCTCCTCCTCAACCTCAGCAAATGCCTTCTCAACCCACCCAGGAGAATTATCAAATTATAGATGCTAATGTTTACGGGCATCAACCACATGTTCAACGAGCGCTTTCATTGAGTTGTATCGATGTTGCAGAACATACTTCTAATTGCATTGTATGCTCTAAAATATACAACACTGATAATTCTCTCTACATCATATCCATTTCCGTGCTTTTGCTAATCATCGTTGTCCTCATCAAAAAGATTCTGGATCTTCAAAAATTTTAAGTTAAAAATATCTTAACTGAGTAAACAAAAAATGGAAAAAGATTTAGAAGTTTTTGATAAATCATGCCAGACAGATGACATTGTTGATGCAGTAGAAGAAAAAGAAACAAACCAAACCATCAAAACAACATCTTTTGATACCATCGTTATACCTGGAGGAGGAATTAAAGGTTTATATTTATTAGGTGCCCTTCAATACTGTTACGATAATTTTCTTCTGTCAAACATCCATACTTACGTTGGAACGTCATCAGGTGCAATGATTTGCTTCCTTCTGACGATTGGATACACACCCGTTGATATTATAACACAAATTCTTTCTACACAAGTTATTGATAAAATTCAACACTTCAATATATATGCTGTTCTTAATAATCTAGGCGCAACTTCTTTTTCTTTTGTCTCTGAAATGCTTGAGAGAATGACTATAGATAAAATTGGATACTTCCCTACTTTTGCGGATATTAAGCACAAACTTAATAAAAATCTTGTCTTTGTGACTTATAATCTCACAAAAAATGAACCTGAATATTTGTCCTATGAAACTCATCCTTCTCTTCCTTGCTTGGTCGCTATAAGAATGTCTTGTAACGTTCCTTTGCTTTTCGACCACTACAAATATGAAAATCAATACTACGTTGATGGTGGTATTACAGACAACTTTCCTCTTCATCACGCACAAAAATACGGTAAAGATATTTTAGGTATACACGTCAAGCACGAAAATATGGCTTTTTCCCCTAGTGATAACTTCCTTCAATATATTTTTAAAATCATTAACGTGCCAATTTTGCAACAAAAGAAAGATAAGTTCAAGTCCATTCATAACAGTATTGTAAGTAACAATAATAGTAGTAATAATAATAATAGTAGTGACACCAAGTATACTATTATAAATATTAACGATGTTCTTCAAGAGAATATGTTCAATTTTAGTGTTAGTAATATCAATAAATTGAATATGTTCTCTGCCGGATATCAGCAATGTAAAACACAACTTTAAAAAGTTAGATTTAAAATTTCTTATATCTTTATAATAAATAATAACAAATGAGTAATTATAAATACCTTGAAATTGATTCAACGTATAGAGATAGAACCCGATTTCCTAACCCCGCTTATTTTGAAGTCCCTATTTCTCAATCCGGAAGAAAAAACAATGCTGATGCTGTTGATCCCGTCTCTCTTGCTGCACCTGTCAACTCATGGACTTCTAATAACTTAAGCACTAGCACTTTTCCTGTTTTCAAACTTCTTGCGACTGTAGAACCCAAAACTACTGCTCTCTCCGGTCTTACTGATACTCACAAATTTATTATCAACTCAACCAGTCGACTTCAACAAGTTGATAATTACTACTCCGGATTAGTCGTTGAGGATGCTGCCTTTTTTAACAGAAGAAAAATCAAAGCCTATAAATTTCTTGGGTCTTTCCCTGCATATGATAGAGCCGAAATTACTGTCGCAACACCTTTTCCTGAGACTTTTGTTCCTACCAATCAAATTTATATTTATGACCCTACAGATTTGACAAACACGTCTTATCCTTTTATTTTTGTTCCTTTCGGGAGAGAACTTCTGAATTCTTACATCAAACACTACATGTTCAATGAAGACCTTAATCAATACAGAAAGATTGACTCCTATGCTGTTGATACAAACACCGCTTTGCTAAACACAACTGAAGGCGGACCTATTGTAGGATGGCTACCCACACATAACTATTCTATTCGTCAAGAACTTCCTTACTATCCTGCTTTATCTCAATCCAATCCCCTAATTACTACTGCAACCATTTCAAGTATTACATGTAACATAAATCTTTCAACGTTGGGTCCGCTTATCAATAAATTTGTTAGAGTTTTACCAGTTATTTACAATTATAATTTAGCAAATGATGCAGACAATCAATCAAGAAGAATTACAGGATATGATTCTATTACAAATACCTTAAGTGTTTTTCCTCCCTTTGATGATATCCCTGTCGTGGGAAGAAAAATTGAACTACTATCGTTCTCCTATGACAACTTGAATCCATTTGTTTACACAGGAAGTGTACTGTCTCAGCAAGAACTTGTATGCTATGAACTTGACTTATTGAGTTTAATTCTACCTACTGAACAACTCAAAGTTCTTAATGGAGGAATCATCACTCAATATAGATACGTCTACGTTGAACTTTCTAATACATGCTCTGTTGGAACAAGAAACGTTCTTTACTCTAACAATCCTCACTCCACAAGAGCACAATTCAAAGTCCCTATCTTTGATATCCAAGACCCACCATTCTTCATTAAAATTGGTGGTGGTTCTACTCAAACCATAAAATTTAAACCTAATGATACTCTTCTTTTTAGCGTTACGATGTCTAATGGAGACGTCTTTGAGACCATTTGTGAGGAGCAATTCTCTCCCTTTGCACCAGAACCTAGAATACAAATCACGGCTCTCTTTGGTATGAAACGTATCATATAATTTTTTTATATCAATATAATATAAAAATGGATAAGAAGTCATGCAGGAAACATTTAAGTGATAAAATAAGGCTTAATATAAAAGAAAACAGACCTCATAAACAAGCCATTGCAATCGCCTATAGACAAACTGAAAAAGAATTTCCTGGCTGTGAGAAAGTCTTTGGAAGTATGAGAAGAAGAAGTACGAGAAGAAGAAGTATGAGAAATAGAAGAATGAGAAGTAAAAAAACTATAAATGATGGAGGTAGTGATTTTTTTATGTTTACTGAAACTCACCTTAACACACCCCATCAACAATATCAATATTCATCTACAACTAAAAACAATAAAAAAACAGTAGAAGCAAAATATAATGCCGAAACAGGGTATAAGTTCAAATTAAGAAAAGATATTGACGACAAATCCAAACCAAGACTCACAAAATATCAAGAAAATGAAGATAAACGCAGTGATTTCGATAGAATCTTTTACAATAAGGTTTTTAAGAAGATTAATGATGAATCATTACCGTTTCTGGCGCTTTCGCAGATAGAAGATGAACCTTTTGAGGTTTTATATTAAAATTATTTTCTTTATCAAAACAAAAATGAAAGAAGACGAACCTCCTCTTATTATATACTATGGTTCACGTCTACAAGACTTCAAGAATGTAATATTTTCCGTTATCTCAAAAGGAAACATGAAAGAAAAATACAAAGAATGGCTTCTTTCTGATGAAAGCCTTCTTATTTTTAATGATGTCTTTACTTCTAATACAGCGAATGTATTAAAAAATTATGAAGTCTACGAACAATTAGGTGACATTACTGTAAACAAGTTTATTGTTTGGTATATGTATAAGAGATTTCCCCAACTAAGATGCGCTCAGGGCGTAAAAATCGTTGCAAGATTACGTATCAACTACTGCTCCAAACAATCCTTCGCACAAATTGCAGAGTCTCTTGGTTTTTGGACTTTTATTACGGCTTCGGAAGAAGAAAGAAGTCATAATAAAAAACCTTTACTTGAAGATACCTTAGAGGCATTCTTTGGTGCTGTGGAGTTTATTATTGATAAACACACTTTAACAGGCGTTGGATATGCCGTTGCGTTTGATATCCTTGAATGCATCTTTAACAATCTTAATATTTCCTTAAAATATGAAGATTTGTATGACGCTAAAACACGTCTAAAAGAACTTTTTGATTTCTATGGTGATAAGTTAGGTTCTATTAAATATGAAGATGATAGAAACATAGAAGATAAAGTTACAGTTTCATGTGTCTATCAAACCACACCTCAAAATAATCGTATCAAGATTGGTGAAGGCGTCGCATCATTGAAGGCTGATGCACAACAAAAAGCAGCAAACAGAGCCATAGGATTTTTGAAGAGTAGGGGATTTCATAAACCTGTCCCAGAGATTTACAGTAAAATTACTATGTAACCCATCTATTTACAGACGTTGTAATTGTACAATAAAAAAATCTGAAAAACCATTCACTAGATTTATGTTAAGGACACCGTTTAACACTGATAATGTTATGTTAGAAGAATCAAGAGTCGCATATACAGAATTAAATCCAGTATCAGATACACCAATAGTTCCTAAATATCGCCATGCTGCATTATTATCTCTTCTTTTTATAGTTATTTGATAATATCCTTTTGATGGTACTGGTGAAAAAGATGAGGTTTGAACTCCAAAAAGCCCTGAACCCCATGCTATAGGAGATGTATACACAGACCCTTTCAAATTTTTAAGATCATCTTCTGTGATGCAAGTTTCGGTATTTGTATAAATATCTCCAAAACAAAGTCCTTCGTTAAATTTTACTTTTCCATTTCTAAAATTAGTGATACCTGAAATATAGTTTTTGTTATCAGTGTAATCAAAGTGTGTTCGTGGAACTCCAGAACCTCTGTTAACTATATCTAAACCTGATTGAATTTGTGAATATCCCGCACTCAAACTTTTTGCTGCTATTTCACCTGAAGGTATCGAGACATCATCATACATTTGAATTTTTCTTACACCTTTAGCACTTCTATTACCAAGAACGACCAAAGAGTTATATGGTGTAACTGTAATGTTTGAAATTTCAGCGTTATTACCACTTTCGGTTCTAAAATTCCAAGTTGCAGGAACTGTATTATAATTCGTTAAATAAATTCCTGGTGTCGCCGTTGTTGTTCCACCAACCGTTCCATCGTTTCCTGTTGTTATCATATTGGCGTATATTTTATCAGCATTTATTGTTCCGTTATTATTAATTCTGTACTGTGTATTACCTAATCTTAGAATGCTATTGTTGGTCTCCATTTGGAATGTAGTTGCAGAACCAGCCATCAAATAACCACCTGCATCTCCTTTTGGTCCTGTTGGTCCTGTTGCTCCATCTTTTCCTGCTGCACCATCTTTTCCTGCTGGTCCTGCTGCACCATCTTTTCCTGCTGGTCCTGCTGCACCATCTTTTCCTGCTGGTCCTGCTGCACCATCTTTTCCTGCTGGTCCTACTCCACCTGCTGCTCCAGATGCTCCAGGTGCTCCAGGTGCTCCAGGTGCTCCAGGCTCTCCCTTATCTCCCTTATCTCCCTTCGGACCCGGCGCCCAAGATGTAAAACTGTCGCTATCTTGTTCGTATCTTACCATCGTAGATCCTTGTTGATTGTATGCTATTTGAAAGATTTTTCCACCATTTGTGATATATGTTTGTAACGTTACAATGATATTTGCTTCACCAAAAGGCTTCCCAGACGAGGTATTATTCTTAGTATCCACCAAAATTGTAGATGTACCTGCAACAATCTTATTTGATGCACGATACTGTGATGGTTTTTTGTCCGCAGAAGTATCAGTCATAATGTTACTCATTGCTCCTAAACCTGTATTACCCATATTTTATTTTATCTTAATTGAGAATTATTTTTATTTTTATAATTTTTCAAAGATTTGCGTAGAGTGCGAGGTTTACTACCATCTATATATAATTTTCGATTCCATCGAGGAGACTTTGCATATGATATTAGGTTCATATTTTTCAAAATATTATTTCCTCGAGGTGCAGCCTCACACTCAAATCTATCATGTGTGGATTCACTTGGACACTCCTTACCTTTATAACCATATTTTGTTGAAAATCCCTCTTCATATCTTTTTTTACACGAACGAGTGACTCTTCTTTTCCCATTCGGACACCTAGTATTTTGTATAAACTCATTATATTTATTTTTAGTTATTTTAGGGCTTTCTGGATTTTCGTATGGATTATCATATATTCCAAGCAAATTTTCCCGATAATAACTATTCAAATCATACCTTGTAAAATCTGTTTCAGGATCTGGTATTATATTTGGGTCATTGCTAGTTAATTTTTTAGATGATTTTCTATTATTTTTTCTTTTACTTTTTCTTTTTTCTCTTTCTTGTTTTCTTAAGTTTGATAATGCTTCTTCTCCTAATAGTTTTGCTCTTGCTTTTGCTTCATCTCTTGCTTCTTTCTCTTCTTCTTTTTTCGCATTTTCTTCTTCTTTTTTTCTGTCTTTTTCTTCTTTTGCTTTTTTTCTTTCTTCAGTCGCTGCTTTCTTTTGTGCTTCTATTTGTTCCTTATTTCGTGCTTGTTGAAAACTACGTGCTTGTTTTTCTTCTTCTGACAACTTTCCTTTTCTTTTTGCACCATCTAAAAAATTAAAATCTACAAGACTATTTGTTGGTGACTGTTGTGCTGGTGGGGGTGGTGCTACTGGTAGATTAAATATATCATCAGGTAATTCTTCTCGTTCACCAATTAAATGAGAAATGTATTTTCTCATATCTTCTATATATATTTTTTTTAACTCATCTATGAAAAATTTATAATCTTCATTGTATTGTGGATCATTTGTTTCAAAATTTAATAACTCATCTAAAGAAGTTAAACCTTCGTCTTCATCTTCGTTTAAAATATTGCCATTTTCATCAAGAATAAAAATACCTGAATCATTAAAATCAAACATACTTTTAAACTTATTATAATTAGCATTTTTAAATTCATTCCACTTCTTTTTCAAATCTTCATATTCTTCTTTTCTATCATTCATAATATACCAATTTTTCATCTCCCAATCATCACCATTAAGAAAAATAAATGAAATTATATTATTCATTCGCTTCTGATATCTGCGTTTATATCGAACACTATTCTCACGCAACTCTAACATTTGAGTTCTCGCAAGAGATGCTCTGTTTTTCTTATCATCTTTACGAAAGCGATAATGTCTAAGTATTTGATCTGAATAAATATAAGGAATACTACCCTTAATCTGAAATTCTGGATCAACTCTACAATTACCTCTATTGTTTTTATAATCCTCAAAAATCTGCTTATGAAACTTATTCCACTCTTTCCACTCTTTCCACTCTTCATTAGGATTCTCAACTTTTTTTCTTTTCTCTTCCTCTCCTCTATTATTATAGTGATTCAAATAGTTTTTGAGTTTTCTTTCTTTATCATCATCAAAGTCAGTTCTAAGAATTTGAAAATAATCAATACCTTCATACTCTTCCAACAAAAACATTTTAAACAACTCGTAATCTATTATGTTTAAAGTTATTTTTTCGGGTGTATCTATTGTTTTGAAAAAATCATAAAGAGGTTTTACATAGAATTTACTCTCGTCATATATTTTTGTAAAATCTTCTTCAGACATTGTTGTCTTAGTTTTCAATATCGGTTTATCTCGTCTTTTTTGCGACCCTAACTTCCAATGTATACGCGATAATCGAAATTTGTTTTTAGCACTGAGACTTGATTTTAAGTGTTTATAGTCAGGATTACTCTCTACACTAAAAGGGTCCTCCTTATCAACAATATCTTCATATGCATTTTTATAGTAGTCATCATCATCGTCATCATCGTCATCATCGTCGTCGTCATCGTCATCATCGTCGTCGTCTCGAGGAGTAGCCTTCGTTGATGTTGAGGCTTTTTTATCTTTTTTAGTAGCCTTCTTTGATCTTGAGGCTTTTTTATCTTTTGTCGACGGCGCTAAGGCTTTATTCGACGACTGGGATTTTTTCGTTTGTGAAGCCTTTTGCGCTTCTTCATCAAAAGCCTTTTGCGCTTCTTCATCAAAATCATTATCTGATACATCTAAATCAGCCATAAAATCGAGTAAGTCTTTATCTGAAATTATTGGGGTCGACGGCTTTAAGGCTTTATTTGACGACTGGGATTGACCTTCTTCATCAAAATCTACCCGCGATTTATTACTAAGAAATTCATTATTAGGAGGAGACCAAGATTCATCAGTAGGACTCCAGAATAAACCATTAAAATCATAATTATTCATTTTAACTAATTTATTTATACAAAACAATATTTATGACGATGAAAAAAATATTTTGACTTTACTACAACTCTGTATTACCTCATAAAAATTCAATGTATCTTTCTCTTCTGCTAAAATATTTTTAACCTTCTCAATATCTGGAAATCCATTATAAGGTATATCCTTTCCTCCAAAGTCATATTGCTGATATACTGTAAACAATTCTCGTGACTTCTTGTAGTTCAATACTGTTAAATCCAACCCTTTACTTGAACCTATCGTCTCAATATCACCATACTGTAGAATATACTTATACGACGTCTCACACCCCACTTTTGCAATGTTTTTATTATAATCTGTCCCACACATAATACATAAATCTAAGAATTGTGAACTGCTTCCCAACTTCAATTTCTCCAGCATTTCTTTGTAAACTATTTTTGTGGCTGTACCTCTGTAAATGTCAACTTTTGTTAAAAAAACAGGCGAACCATAGGCTAAAACGTCTGTATCATCACTCATGGCTGCCGCAACAAGACCACGTTTACATAAATCAGCACACATCGTCTCCGCTTCCAATGGCGCATCATAATAACTCACTTTCATAGCATCAAACAGCAGTCTTAACTTTATAAAATCCTCATCACTTATCAATAACAAAGACCTCCTCTTCTTTTCTAATATATTCTTGACCTCTTTTGTCTTTTCCTCGACTGTCAAAGTAGTAGCAGACCCACTACCAATCAATTCATCAAGACATGTATTCCATTCTTCCTCGCCTTTCTCATACTTCTCCAAGTATGATTCCCACATCTCTATACGAACTCTATTTTTTTCTCTATTATTCCGTCTCTCTTCGCGCTCCTTGGTTTTCTCTTCAGGGTGACCTTTATCAAAAATAAAAACACAATGCACGTTATTCTTACGAAGACAAGATATCAATTTTGTAAAACATCCCAACCAACTATCACTCAAGGATTTGAACTTGCAAAGATACAAGGAAACATCAATAGACACTTTTTGATAAGCCAATTCAGAGAGGTGGATTTCTCGGAAAACATCAGGACATTTGCTTCTCAATAAGTTATTAAGTTGTTTGATTCCCATCTTTCTTTTCTTTTGCTTTTTTATTTTTTTTGTTTAAACACCTGTAAAAAATATTTATAAATACACTAAAAAAGAATGTCATCACCCTCAATTTCTAGAGAAGAACTTTCTCACTACCCACAAATTAGACTTATTGATTCCGATCCAGAGAATAATATCGATCTTTTCTCTTACGATACTTGCTCCCCTACCGACCCTGAAATTGTCAAAGCATGCCGTGGTATTGTTTTTCAAAACAACAACATCGTCCTTCAAAGTTTTCCGTATACCTATGAATTTACAGAGGACGAGAATCGCAAAGAAGTTGAGGATATATTTGCTTCTTCTTCTCCGTTAAGATTCTTTGACGCCTTTGAGGGAACTCTCATAAGGATTTTCTCCTACAACAACAAATGGTATTTATCTACTAATAGGAAACTCGATGCCTTCAAAAGTAGATGGGGTGTGAAAACTTCCTATGGAGACTACTTTATTGAGGCTTTGAAGCATGAAATTATTGTTTCTTCTGTTTTTAGAGAAAAACTTGGCTTCAACGAAGAAAGCGGTCAACAAGCATCCACTGCTACTATTCTGGACAGACTTTTTAACGTTCTCAACCCTGAGAAGCAATACATGTTCTTCCTTATCAATAACTTCAGTAATAGAATTGTCTGTGAATACGACCATCCCAAGTTTCTTCACGTTGGGACTTTCCATCAGGGCGTTTTATCCTTGGAACATGACAACGTAGGATTTGACTACCCTAAAGAGCATTTCTTTGAATCTCCTGATGAACTTTTCAATTATGTTAATAACAAGGTAGATTTCAAACTTCTACAAGGTATTATTATCTTTGGAGAGAACAACAAACAATACAAAGTCTACAACAAAACTTACTTGGAATGGTTAAAAATCAGAGGTAACGAGGCTTCCATCAGGTTTAGATACATTCAACTGAGGAACAACCCCGAGAAGAGAGACTTGCTTCTTCAACTTTACCCTGAATTTAGGGAAACCGTCTTCAATATTGAGATTACGATTAGAGAGATTTGTAATCATATTCTTGAGGCCTACATCAACAGATTTATCAGAAAACAACATGTTGTGCTTCCTGTAGAGCAGTTCATTGTTCTAAGCGAAGTCCATAAATGGTATCTACAGGACAAGGATAATCGTAGAGTCAACATTATGATTGTTATTGAGACTCTTAACAAGCAGAATGCTCCTACAATCAATAGAATGATTAAGAAGTTTATCTTTGATAAGAACAAGGCGTTGGCTACTCTTCAACAAGCAGTAGAAGCAAGTGTTTAGGCGATTGGATAAAAAAGTCTATTTAAAATCCTTCCTATTAATTACACAGACCAACTAACAAAAATGAAAAAGAAATCGCATTTTTTTGAACTTTACATTACACGTATTCTAAAGCAAATTGACGCTTCTTTCTCCATCTCCAACGACGCCAAACTTCAACTCAATAGTTTTATTTGCACACTCATTAATAAATTATGTTCTCATGTCAAGAAACTTCTTGATTTTAGTAACAAAAGAATATGCTCTGTCAAAGAAATCAAAATTGTAGCAAGGTTTTTCTTAAAAGGTAAGATGCTTGAAAATGCTATCATGGAAGGTCAAAAAGCCGTGGAGAACTTTATTTCCTTTGATACTTCTTCTCTCAAAAACGTTGCTAAGAATACTCGAGCCAATATAATCATTCCACCATCACTTATTGCAAAGATTTTCAAAGACAATCAAATCGCTTTCTCAACATCATCACCTGCTTCAGTATTTCTTGCCGGTCTGCTTGAATATATTATACATGAAATACTGGATGTATCTTTTATATTATGCAAAGAATTCAAAAGAACTCGTATAAACACATCTCATATACACTCTGTTATCAATAACGATATGGAAATACTTTCTATCTTCAACTTTCTCAATCTTTCCATACTCTGTCCTTCAACACCCTCTCTTGTGTTTCCAAAGGCTTCGTTTAACAGGCTTCTTAAATTTTTTTCAAACAATGCCAAGATACCCAAGTCTTCTTCGACGATTTTACAAACTTACATTGAGAAATTTATTATTGAAATTTTATCTCATGCCTCTGTTTTATCAACACATGCGAATAGAATTAAAGTTTTGCCTTGTGATATTCTATTGGCGTATTCTGTGTTGCATAAGGCACCCCACTGCAATCCTTACATTTCTACCAAGAATAAATCTAACATGTTACTTGAAGTCTTCTGATGAAGTATAATTTTTTTAAATCTTTTCATTTAAAAAAAATTTGGTTATATTATAAATTATGAGTAAACGACTAACACTAGAAGATATTGAGAGAATCTTGGATGATTCGGATGATTCGGATGATGAAAATGAAGGAATGATGGACGTTTTTGCCGTAAGTGATGAATTTTTGAAGAATATTGAAAAAATAGAATATAAATCAAAAAAAGTTATAGTTGACTTTGTTAAGGAATATGATTCAAATGAATCTTGGTGGAAAAGAAAAAAAATACCTAAACAAGATATTTCTCAAGGCATTAGGTATATTTCTATAGATTTAACATTAACTGAAGGAAAAAAACTTCAATTATTTGGAGTATATAAGACTTATATGACACCAAGATTGCAAAAGCAACTTTCTCAAGTTAAAATGGGTAAATATTTACCGGTAGAAAACGATGAAGGAAAGTGGAAGTCTTTGGATGAACAGGAACTAACATTGAAGGATTATGGAGATTACGAAAACCCTACTATAAAATTTGATATGAAGAATCAAAAGTGGATTAATCCTAAACCAGATATTGTTAAGGGTGCTTATACTTATGTCAAAAAAGAATTAATTGATAAAGAAGAAGACATTAATGAAATTGTAAAGGACTTGTTGCTCGCTTATGAAGAAAAAAAAAAAGAAGAATCAAGGGAAATAGGATTAATGGCAGTTGGACCGACGACAGACGGAGCAAAAGGTGGAGAATCAGAATCATCAGACGAAGAATCATCAGACGAAGAAGAAGAAGAAGAAGAAACAGACGGAGGAGACGGAGTAAATGATAAAGATACTTTTCAAGATTTTTTAAATAAATGTTCTCTTTCAAGTCAAAAATTCAAAGAATTCAAAGACAAACTTGACGAAGCATTGATTAACTCAAAAAAAGATTTTGTATACAAAGAGAAGCAAATTGACAGAGAGTTTGCACTGAAGTTACTTGATATTATAGCCGGATTATATGAAAAAGACTCTTCTAGTGCATCATCAGGTGAAAAAAATGACTGGGATGAGATAAGAGATGCATTCGGTATCAAAGAATTAGAGGCAAGCGAAAAAGGTATGATAGAAACCTACAAATCTTTTTACAGATATCTTATTACATTTACAGATACTGCTATGAAACAACAAGACGCTGTCAAAGAAGTAGAAGGATTGAAAGCAAGTGGAAAAGCAAGTGAAGAAAAAATAAAAGTTGCTGAGGATAAGTTGAAAGCCTTACAAAGCCAATTAGATAGTGACAAAAATAAATTAGAAAAAGAGTTGGACGAATTGAAGGCTGTTAATAAGAGCCTTCTTGACGAAAACAATTCTTTGAAAAAAGATAGTCCAAAAGCATTAGAGGCTGATAAAAATTTGGAAGAAGAAAATAAAGCCTTGAGGGAGAAAACTAGTGCTTTGGAGGGGGAGAAACAAACCTTAAGTTCCAAAAATAGTGCTTTGGAGGGGGAGAAACAAACCTTAAGTTCCAAAAATAGTGCTTTAGAAGAAGAGATGAAGAAAGCCTTGAATGACAAAGATTCTGCTTTAGAAGAACAAAGAAAAGCCAATGCTGTTTTGGAGGAGGAAAAGACAAAATTACGAGCCGAAGTTGCGTCTCTGACACAAGCAAATGAAAACTTATCAAAGGCTAATGCTTGTGAAGAAGTTACTAAACAGAATGGTGAATTATCAAATGAGAATGCAACATTGAAAAGTCAGATACAAACTTTGACAAATAAAAATGCTGAAGTCATGAAGAAGGCTGAGGAAGAGAAGGTAGCATTGCAGGAAGAGAAGGTTACAGCCGTTAAAAAGGCTGAGGAAGCGTTGCAGGACGCCGTTAAAAAGGCTGAGGAAGAGAAGATTGAAGCCATTAAAAAGGTAGAAGAAGAGAAGAAAGTAGCATTGACAAAGGCTGAAGAAGAGAAGAAAGTAGCAGAAGAAGCCATTAAAAACGCTGAGGCAGAGATGAATGAAGCCATGAGAAAGGCTGAGGAAGAGAAGATTACAGCCGTGAGAAAGGCTGAAGAAGAGAAGATTACAGCCGTGAGAAAGGCTGAGGAAGAGAAGAAAGCATTGGAACAAGCCATGAGAAAGGCTGAGGAAGAGAAGAATGAAGCCATGAGAAAGGCTGAGGAAGAGAAGAATGAAGCCATTAGAAAGGCTGAGGAAGAGAAGAATGAAGCCATTAGAAAGGCTGAGGAAGTGCAAAGAAGACAAGAAGAGGCTAGAATTTTACAAGCACAACAAGAAGAACAAATCAAAAAACAACAAGAAGAGCAGGAACAAGCCAGAAAACAACAAGAAGAGGCTAGAAAGGAAGAAGCCAAAAAGGAAGAAGCCAGAAGACAACAAGAAGAGGCTAGAAATGAAGAAGCAAGAAAACAACAAGAACAAGCCAGAAGGGAAGAACAAGCCAGAAGGGAAGAAGAACAGGCTAAAGCCAAAAGAGAAGAACAAGTCAGAAAAGAAGAAGAAGACGCCAGAAAAAAGCGAGAGGATGCAACAACCGATGACTTGGATACTCTCGCCGGGCAGATTGTCGATACTGATGTAGCAAAAAATTTTTTGGAGAGATTTAACATTTATCGTGATGGTGGTTCAGATAAAAATATAGAACGACTAAAAATATTCTTTAATACTGTCAAAAAATGTTTGGATTTATGTAAATCCCATATTATTCTAACTTTACTGACTCTCTTCTCTGATAAAGACAGTTTCAAAAAAATTAAAGTCATTAAGTGGGTCGATATAATGGGAGACCAAGTCGCACCAACCTTTTTTGTTGAAGTCGGCAAATACCCTACCATTTTTAACGTTGAACCATCAAAACAGGAAAAGTTTACAAATTTAATAGATAGAGATACCTATGTTTACAATAACATTTTAAAAACCGAGAAGGATGATTTTTCGAAAGTAGTTTTCGTATATACTTTATTGAGTCATATTATTAAAGAAGGTATTGAAAAGTATATACATAATAAAAACCTTATGAATGAGATGAATACTCTTCTAGCGGAATTGATTAAGAAATATGATGATTTGAAGATAATTTACAATAGTTTGCTAAAAAATATCGTAGAATTAATGAATGTTTATAATGCATTAATAAACAAAAACAAAAGAACCATTACGCTTATTAAACAAAGACAGGATACTTCGACAACAAATCCTCGGTATATGTTGAAAGATTTCAAGGATAATTATAAGAACAATTTCTTGAAAATTAAGTATATTAATGTAGATGGTGAAAAAGGTTTTGAAGGAGGTCGATATGATAGATCAAGAGCCTTGAATGAACTTGAATCTGAAAGTAGATCTGAAAGTAAAAATGATAATGATGTCGTAGAAGAATACTATTCAGGTTCGGTAGATTATTACATTCAAAATATGAATAATGATAATGAAAGTAAATTCATAGCAACAATGTTGACACCTAAATTAGTAACATCTGAATCCAAATCCGAATCTGATATGAAAGCCATATTAATAGATAAAAATCAGGATTTGTGTTGTATCCTTTTAGGTCAAAGTGGTTCAGGAAAAACATCTTTAATGATGTATTTTGAAAAAGAGAAACGAGATGGAGTACTGATAGAATTATGTCTTCAAAAAGTTTTTACTGATGTTTTTGATGAAATAGAGTTAAGTTGTCTTAATGTCTATACCAAATTATGGCAAAATCATTCATCATATACTGAATACAATAGCGAAGAATACTTGACAACACCAATATTGATACCTACTAAATTTTCACAACATGTTGTTGAGGGTAAAATTAATTGGAAAGCAAACATACTGGTTGAAAAGAAAGATGAGGAAGGTAATATTGTAAAAGACGATAAAAAAATTGTATTTGAAGAAAAACTAATGACAATAGGTGAAACTATCAACAATACGTTTTCAAAAAGAGAAGTAGAATCAACACCGAACAATCCAGACAGTTCAAGAAGTCATGTCATGTGCTTATTGAAACTAAGGAAGAAAGGAAAAACAGGAGAATTTAATGATGATTATCGTCACATTATCATTTGTGATTTTGCTGGTGTAGAAAATAAGTTTCAATGTGATAACTTAAATGAGATATTAAATTTTGACCTTCGATACTCAGAAAGTTCAAAGTATGGTAAAAATGAAAAAACAATTCCATACGACAGTTATTATTGTAAACAGAAGCATCCTACAGATAAGGACACGGTAAATAAATTTGGTCTATATTACAATGACAAAAACGAACATACAACAAAAGAGTTGACGAAAAATGATGTGTATAGAATAGAGGAAAGATCTGATGAAGAGAAGAAAAACCAATATGCGGAGGCATACAATCCTATTGAGAAGACAAATGTAGAAGTTGATTATTATAATACTGTGAAAGAAAAGGCGACGTATTTACCTGATGAGTCACAAAAATCTGCCACATCATTATCAAAATCTGCGACACCATCACCAAAGATAAAGCAATCGTCAAGAAGACGTGATGGTAAAGATTCTGATAGTGATTCCGATGATTCTGCTTCTGACAGTGATACTGATACTGACACAGATTATACTGAGACTACAGACAGTGATACTGATACTGACACAGATTATACTGAGACTACAGACAGTGATACTGATACTGACACAGATTATACTGAGACTACAGACA